TCATATTATTATATATAAGGGCGCTTATGCGCCCCTATAAATTATTTAATTATTACGCTGCTACTGTAATTGAACCAGCCGCTGTACCAATAGCTGAACTGTTAGTGATAGTAGATACTGTTGTAGTACCTGCATCTTTAATAGTTCCACCGTTTAATCCAGTTGCGTTAGTACCAATAACTAATACATCATCTTCATTAGTTGCTGCGTTAGCTGCTGCTAATGTGAATCTAAATGTAAGTTCGTTAGTTCCAGTTCCAGATAAGTAGTTTGCCAAGTGTGGACCTCTACCTGAACTAGCACCTTGGTTACCATTTGTAATAGTAACTTGAGGTGTACCACCAACATCAACTGCTTCGTTAAATCTTACCAATACATCAATGTTACCACCATCTGATTTATCAAATGCTGTAGTAACAAATTCTATTTCTGTTATATTTGCAGTTCCCATATTAACATTCAATCCACCGATTGCTACTAATACTTCTGGATCTGCACTTGTGTTTCCGTTTCCGGATAATATTGAACCTGCTTCTCTAACCCAACCAGATGGAGTTGCGTAAACTTCCTTCTTTTCGGCGTCAGTCAAGTTTTTAGGTTTAATATCGTTTCCCCATAAAGCCATGCTTCTCTCCTTTTTAAATCTAGTCGCTTTAAATCTACGACTTTTGATTTGTTAATTAACGTTACTATTTATAAGATTAGAAGCCTAGTTTTTTAAGCTGTGATATTGTTTGAGAGGCTGATTTGAAAGTGATACCTATACCACCTCTAGCTGTGAATTGTGATGTATTTTTGTCATAATCATCAATAAGAATACAAGGTTGACCTTGATTTGTAGCAAAGTTTTGTTTCTCTCGTCTTCTTACCAGATTTACTCTACCACCTGACATACCTAAGTTCTTTTTACACCACGCTGACTTACCTGGTATACAATTAGGATCAAAGGTTTTTTCCATGTAAGCTGATAATATATGTGGGTTGTACTTCTTAACAAAGTTGTACATTACTTTACCTTGACCTAACCAAGGCATATTAGCCCAGAAATTAGGATAATCTAATACTGTATCCCATTTTCTACTAGTAGGTATCTTTAACCATGCGGCCTTAGACTTACCAGTCGCCTTTTCTATTTGTCTACCGAAGTCACACAGAACGCCATCCATGTCTAGGTATATTCTAGGTAATTCTTTTTTCATTTATACTATAATATACCATACTTCTAGCCGTTTGTCAACTAAAAAATTGGTCTATGTTCTTGGTTTGTTCTAGTTTTTGTAATCTACTGAAGGCTCAGTTTCAACTTTTGTTAGTTTTGAACCCGAATCAGCATGAAGTTTTTTCTTTGTATCTTTCTTCTCATCACCATTATCTACATCATTAGCTTCATCTTTAGTTTCATCTTTATGCTTAGCGCCTTTCATAATAGTGCCATCAGGCATTTTATGAGTTGCGGCTTCCCAAGCTTGCTTCCATGATTCGTTTTTAGATTTATAGTTATCAGTTTTTTTAGTTTGAAGTTCTTTAGCATCTAAATCTTCTTTTTTAGGTTTAGGTTTTGCTGGTTTCTCATCATCTTTATCGTAAGCATCTTCTTCTTTTTTTGTTTCTTTATCTTTGATAGCCTTTTGTAAAGCTGGTGGAAGTTTTTCCTGAGCCTTTGTCAACTCATCTACTTTAACTTCATTCATATTATCGTAAGCTAATTTTTTAGCTTGCATTTCTGAAGAAACTTCATCTGATTGGTTGTAATCACCATCTTCATTATCATAGTAAACCATATACTTACTACCTGATTTATGATAATATCCAATCTCTTTTCCTCTAAACATAAGATTGAAGTTTCCTTTACCATCACGCTTTACTTGTACTTGACTAGCACTTTCATTGACAGTTTCTTCGTTTTTAGCCTTGTGCATTTTGTCAATCTTATTAAAGAAAGCTGACTTTTCTTTAGGTGTCATTGAACCAATGCCTCTACCTGTTTTTTCTAATTCTTTTTTAAATTTATCTTGATATCCAGACTCTAGTTGAGTTGTTTTTGCTACAACTTCTTCTAGTGAACCTGGTTTGTGTGTTAAATAATTTGACATTTTAGTTTCCTTTTACCTTAGCAGCTAAGTCTTTATCTGCACCGCCCCATGTTCCAGAGGATTTTGTTATGAATGAATTTACTCTAGCAAAAGCCCATTGTTGCTGTGTAGTACCTGGTCGGTGTCCACCTCTCCATGCAGCCATGCCTCTATCGTAAACTTGTTTTAGAATACCATATGGCATTCCAGATTTTTCAGCTTTATTTTTCAGACCTTCAATTTGCTCAAACATCTTTTTAGCTGGGTGGTCTTCGTTTTTCATCTTTGATAATTTATCTCCGATTTCATGTGCCTTCTTAATAGTTTTCTTATCAAGAGGTGGCTCATCATTATATTTCTTTTTAGCAGTTGACATACCAATTGCATATGCTTTATCTTTAGCCATCTCTTGTACATCTTCGTTAGTTCTTTTAAGAACATTCTGAACATCTGGATGTAATGATAAACCTTTTGCAATCTTTTCAATTGCTGCTACAGCACCAGAATAATTACCAGCTTTGTATCGTTTATCGTTTGCAACACCATATGCCATTTTAATTTGTTGTGATGTAAACTTTGAAGTGTCTTCTTTAACTTCTTCTTTTTCTTTTTCTTTTGCCACCTTATCTCTAAGATGTTTGTATGCAATACCAACTTGTAGTAATGGTTCACCTGTTTCAGGATTTACCATTTTCTTGGTATCTTTTGCTACAGCTTTTGTTTTATCTGTTTCTGATTTTTGTTTTAACTGTGCAATCTCAGCATCTTTTTTTTGAATATCACCTTTTAATTTTTCAGAGTCATCTGTCTTTTCTTTTACTGATGGTTGTTTTTCTGAATCGTCTTCTTTTTCTTTAGCTTCTGAAATTTCTTCTTTTACACAATTAGGCACCATTCGGTCACCTTTTTTCTTCATACCTTTTTGCGTCCAACCTACCCAACATGCCTCTGTAATAGGGTCATAATTATCTTCGTCAGCGCTTTCATCTATTGTATAATTCTCTGCTCTTACTGTTGCACCATAAAAGTTTTTAAGGTCAGTAGCATACTTATTAAGGTCTGCACCGTTACCATCTATCTTTAAAGCCTTTTGATTACCAGTAATAGTAAAACCTTTTTTAGCTAAATCAGTTGAAGCCTTTGACATATCAGCATGTGAATTAAAAGATACGGTCATCTTTTTGAATTCATGTAACTCTTCTTCGTTTACTTCACCTAAAATACTCTTAACAGTTTTAACATCTAGTTTCATTAACTTAGCAATCTCAGCTGCCGACTTACCATCTTTTTGCATTTGGTCTATGTCAGACATTCTACCTTCAGCAAGTTGTTCTTTAACTGCAACTACTGTAGCTGCCATATCACCTTGAGCGAATGATACATCACCATTTTTTCTTTTGTATAGATAGAAAGGACTTGTTCCTGGTTTACCTTCAATTTCTAATTTGACTTTATCTGTATTGTACTTTGCACTTCTAGTCTTGTTCTTAACTACAAATTTTTTAACAGTAGTACCAGACATTGTTGAATTATAAGTGATAGTCATTGTATCGCCTTTTTTCAAACTATCAAATTTCTTTCCGTCTATTTTACCCTCTGTAATTTCTATTTCATTCTGTGTAGCTTCGTCTAGTATTTCTACTTCTTCTAGTCTTAATTTTACACCAGCTGGTCTAGGTATATTCTTTTGAATCATTTTGGTCATTGCCATAACTGATAAGAAAGGAATATCTGCCTTGAAAATATCTACAAGACCACTATCTGGAATATTTTTAAACATTTGTGATAGTTTGTTAGCATTTGCAATTGAAATCTTTTTACCTCTCATCACTTCGTATTCTTTTTTAAGTCTAGCAATTTGAGAAGCACTAAAGTTTTCTTCTAACTGTTCATTTACATCTGGATTATTTTCCATATAATGACCAACACTATTCATATAATCTTCAGCAGAGGTAATTTTAGATTGTACCCAAGCCTCTATATTGTAATCGTCACCTTTTGATTGTAAAATAGATTGTAATTTAGAAGCATACTGTGAAATAGTTTTTAATTGACCAATAGCCATAGATACTTCATGGTCTTCGGTTGCTTCAATTAAATCTGAAATTACATTAATTTTTGCATGTTTAACTGCTACTTGTGTAGGAACATCCATTTTAGCAATCATAGATTTAATACCAGGTGTTATATCTTTTTTGCTTTTAGTTGCCCACACTTTTTTTAAATTTGCTAATTGTGTGTCTGTTATGGTTCCACTTAACCCGAAGTCGTTAGCTTCTTCATTTAATTTGACCTGCCCATAAGCGTCAGCCATTGTTTGTCTATAGTTTGTCATTAGTTATTTACCTTTGCTCCCGCTCTCCATTGATAACAACTCCAATATCTAGCTTTTGTTTTTGGTCCTGGATTATCACAATTGTGCCTCGCTCTAAAAGATTTTCTTCGAGCTGGGTCATCTCTCTTAATACTTAATCCAGTTGTGTCGCCAAACGAAACTTTAATAACTTTACCTGCTTCGTTTTTAACATAAACATAAAACTTTTTACTACCACCTCGTATAGGGTCGTTTAATTTTACTTTTTTACCTTGATATTCTGACTCATAAATGCCTTCAACTTCATGCTCAAAGATACATTCTTCGCAAGACTCATCAATATTTTCGTACTCTTTAAAAGATTTCATTATAGTTTCTCTATCATTTTGGCAACCACTTCTTGTAGTTTTGCCTTCCATTCTTCTTTATATCTTTCTCTATATTTATTCATTGTGGACTCTGTAGATGCCCATTCTTTAATATCTTTCTCAGATGGTGTTTCTTTCTCTCTATCTAAGAAACCTTTTACTTTTTTAATAGGGTTTACCTGACCTGGTGTCATGTCTACCGTGTGTTTTGTGTACTCTGGTGTACCTATTTCATAGACTTCACCATACATTTGTTTGTATTTCTTAGTATGAATACTTGGTTTAGTCTTGGCATCCTTATCACCTGGTGCTGGTTTGTTATCGTTCTTTGTAGTATCTTTGTTCTTAAAGTAATCAGCTCTTTTATTTTTTACATCTTTTGATAACTGTTTATAGTATTTTTTAGGCTGTGTACCGTCTTTCTTCTTCACATCTTTGTCCTGAGGTTGAGCATCCATGTCTTCTTTTATCTCAGATACAGCTTCAAATCCATAATCAACATTTAAGTTATGTTCTCTCATCTCAGCCTCTCTATTTGTTGTTGATACAGGAATACAATCCCATATCCAGGCTTTATGCAAATTATTTTTAGTGTCTTCTACAACAATAAAATTGGTGCCTTTTCTTACAACTTTACCTTGTAGGTCTTCTTTGATGTAATCTACTGTGTCACCAATATTAAAAATTTGGTCTCTGATATAGAGGTCTCTA